TCTAAGTCTAGATGTACTTTCTTAACTAAATCAACAGGTATTTTAGTCTCAATTTCTGATTTTTCAAATGTTTCTGGATTGTAGTAATCTGATTTGTAATTTTCCATAATTTTTATTTTTTTAAAATTCTACTCCGTTTTTACTTATAGCGTGTAAAAACTCTTCTCTAACCAAGTTATCTTTTTCCATAAACACCCCACTAAACTTATTAGTACACATTGTGGACGTCGGGTGTTTAATACCACGATTTGAACAACACATATGTTTTGAAGCAATACTTACTGCTACAGACTCACAATCTAATTTTTTAGCTAAGTAATCATGAATTTGTTGAGTAAGAGACTCCTGCATTTGTGGGCGACGTGAAAACCAATCTACAACACGATTCAATTTACTTAAACCTACTACCTTATCTTTAGGAATATATGCTACTGAAGCGTAACCTGTAAATGGTAAGTTGTGGTGTGCGCATAAACTAACTACTGGAATACCTGTTTGAATAACTAATCCATCATAATGTTCTTCATTTGGAAATACAGTGATATTAGGTTCATTAGTTACTGATCCAATAACAAGATCCTTTAGCCATGCTTTAGCCACACGACGAGGTGTATCAACTGTTTGAGGATCTTTTGTGTAATCAAATCCCATAGCCATCAAAAACTTACCATAATGTTTAGAGGCTTCACCAATCATTTTTTCAATCTCCTTATCGGTTTTAGGAGAATTTTCATTTGCTTTGTTTAATAAATCCATATTTTTATTTTTCAATTAATATATTATAAGGTGAAATAAAGGCCAAACTTTTTACACGTTAATTACACGATTCCAAGCTGCAATATGTAAACGAGTGAGTCCTGTAAAGCGATATTTTTTAGCCATTTCAAGACAGAATTGAGTACGTTCTTCAAAATCAGCTACATCATCTAAACCAGGCATACAAACCACATTTTTAAGTGGAATGTTAAATGGTTCTACAAAGTCACGGAACAATTCTTTCACATCATCCTCTGTGCTAATAACAAATTTGAATTGATAGTTTGAGTGTTCCATAATGCGTTTAATAGCTTCAGGCACAATACGTTGTTTTTCAGTCATACCTGAGTTAGATAACTTTGGTGAGCAGTTGATTTGATGAATACTTTTAAATAAATCATCTTCAATATAAACAGTTCCATTTGTTTCTATCTCATTAAACACACTCATTGTTCTCACAAAACTTATATCCATTGTTACACTACCATCCTCGTTAGGAATCATTTTTAATTCCTCATTGATAATATATTTGCCCCAGTATGTTAAAAAGTTCACAATGGCTTCTTGATGTCCCTTAATTGTTGGTTCACCACCAGTCCAAATAATGTGGATAGTACCATTTTTAATATCCTCATACACACCTTCTTCTTTCCAACGATCAATCAGGTATTGAAAATCTTGTTCTACACCTCTCCATAACCACTGAGATGTTGAGTCACAAGTCCAAGTTGCTTTTCCTTCGGCATGTAAATCACCAACAAAAATTTCTCCATCTTCAAGTGATTTTTCTTTAAGTAAATTGTTGGTGAACAATCTGCTCATACCACAAGTTAAATTACATGTACCTAATCTTACAAAGTAAGATGGAACACCTGAACTTAATCCTTCTCCCTGAATACTATAAAAATCACTACTTATTAATAACTTATTTTTATTCATTTTTGTTTGTGTTTAAATGGTTTTTCATTGTTTTCTTTTCTACTTCTTTTTACAATTTTATGTTCTTTTAATCTCCTATCTATAAATGAACAACTTTTATTAAAATAAGTAGCTATTCTATTTACACTCCATTTTTCAAAATTATATAATTCTAATAATTTTTTTAAATATTTTTTATCAAATTCTAAATCACGAGCCCCAGATGTCATATTTTTAAATCGTATTTGCTGGGATTCTGAGGCTGATCTTAGTATATCTTCACATATACTTTTAATAGTTCCTCTATCACATCTATATTTTTTTGCTAGTTGGGTTCTAGGTATTCCTTGTTCATATTGTTTTCTTATTTCATTATAATAATCATACCATAAATCTTTTCTAAAACCATGTTTTGAATCACCAAAATTCCCTGTATTTAAAATATTATATGTATTTGGATTATTACAAAATTCCTCAGTTAATATTGAAGATTCATATTTTTCTGCTTCTTCTCGTGTGTTGAAACATTTAATAATTTCTTTTTTAAAATTTTTTACTCCCTCAATCTCAATCACCTTCTGGATACAGGTTCCACTTCCCATATATTCATCTAATTTAGGATTGGGGTGTGTTCTAACTCCAATATATATTTTATTATTTTTAATATTTATAATTTTATAAACATAATGTATATTTTCCATATCATTTTATTTATTATAAATATTACAAAAATTTATTTTTTGTCGATTAATCGATAAAAATTTTTAATATTAAAATACATATCCAAAACATACTTAGGATAAAGTGTTACTTTACCTTTGTATTTTGGGTTAGATACTTCTCTAATACTAGTTTTGGCACCTAAGTTTTTAGCAAACTTAAATACATTTTTACCTAAATCCGGCCCACCCGCGTGACCTAGATAATCATAAAGTGATAACATTTGTTCTTCCATAACTTTTTATTTTAAATATACGTTTAAAGACTTTGTAGTCCAAATTTATTCTTCATAAATTGAAGAATTCTTATCATTCTCAAAACATTCTACTTTAATACATTTGCAACGACCAGCATCTGTTTTAGACAAAACTTCATTAAAATGGTCATATACCAATTTTGCGCAAGACTCAGCTCCCATTTTATCTAATAAATGTACTTTAGCTAATCCCATTGGACCTAATTGTTCAAAGATATCTACATACGGATCATCCTTTTGAATTAAAAGTGTATGATCCCACATATGGTCCATCCAATCTTTCAGACCATTGCCTTGTGGAGGTGTTTTAAACCCACCATAATCAACAATCCAATTCATATCGTCTAATTGTTTATCAATATCTGGTTCGTTTGAAGCAAACCATACTTTAAACTTAAGAGCATATCCATGTAACAATTGACAGTGTGAGTGTTGAGCTTTCCACTGTCTAATTGCTACTGAGTAGTTATCAAAAAGTTTAGTTGAAATATATCTAGCCATTGATAAAATTGTTTATTTGATTTAAATCTTGATAACCAACAAAACGTTTAGCTTCTTGTCCATCTTTTAAAAGTACAACTGTAGGGACATTTTTAATTTTGTATGTTTCAACATATGAAGCATCATAATCTACATCAATTTCAGCAATTTGAATACCAGTTTTCTTAAGTTGACTGATTGTAGATTTCATGTTCTGGCATGATGGGCACCAACCGGCGGTAAAATAAATTAATTGTTTCATTTTTTCTTTTTGTTTAGTAATGTTTCTTTTTCTTTTTTAAGGGTAGCAGCTTTTTCATAATCTTCTTTCTTAACCGCTTCCTTAATCTCATTTTCAATTTCATTAAGACGTTGTTGAGTTTCATTAATAACAGGAGAGGACTCAGATGAAGTAAGTCTAGTTTTACCATCAGTAGATACAAATGTTCTAGTGATAGTTTTGTATCCGTCTTTTTCTTCTACAGTTTCAGTTACTGTACCTTCCTTTTTAAGAGCTTCCCAATCATAATCTTCACGATTGAAATTCCAAGATGTGTTCCAATTCCAAAGCATAATTTTAGTTTTTATGGGTTAATAATATTTGTTCTACATGTTTTACTACTGTATCCCAAGATACAGGACCTGTTTCGTCTGCGTAAGCTACAGGATCAGGACGACCTAATTTAATAAATGCTTCTACTCGTTCTACTGAACTTGCTGATTTGTAGTCACTAAACCACTCAACCCATCCTTGTCCACCATCCATACTAATAGGAATTGGCTTATACGATGTGTTAGTACGTTTATAAACTTCATCAAAATTTAAACCTAATTGTTCACAACATTTTGATCCATCTTCTAAAATACCAAATTTATCAGTATCAAGATAAGGTGTATAAACTTTTACTCGTTCATGATTCCAATTACCTGCTCTAAATGCTAATTCATCCACATCTCTAAATTCTTGTCTACAATCAGGATAGATAGCGTGATCACCAGCATGAATACCCATAGCAATAGAACATTCAGCCTCATTCTTATCAGCAATTGATAAAGCAACTGCTTGAATAATAGAACTGAATATTTTATTACGATTAGGTACTACTGTATCTTTCATATTTGCTTCAGCATAATGTCCTTCAGGAACATCAGATCCACCTTCAACTAATGTAGAATTGAGTAATTGAGACAAACCATCTAATTTGATGATTTGATGTTTTACATAAAACGGATATTCTACTGTTTTAGATTCTTCATCAACAATAAATTGTCCATTAATATATTCTACTAAACTAGTTGCTCGTTCTAATTCTACCTTATGTTTTTGACCATAATCAAAACTTAAACAAGTTATTTCATAACCATTTGCTAACAGATGAAGTAGTAAAGTACTACTATCCATTCCACCTGATAAACTTAATACAGCGTATTTTTTCATGTTTTTGTTTTTTATTTTTTATATATCATAAATCCTTCAAACTCATCATCTAATGATAAATTTATTAATCTCCATCCTTGAATTTTACTTAATTGTTTTATAACTATAACTTTATAAAATTTAGATTTTTGAGGATCAGTTTTAAATAAATTGTTTCTATTTTTAGAGGCCGCAAAAAATGTTAACCCGTTTGGATTTTTTTCTTTAATAAAGTCAGTACATATTTCAGTTACAGTTTTAATTATTTTTAAATATTCATCTAATGTTGTTTTAATAAATTGACTTTCATCTCCTTCAACATCAAAAACAACATTAAATATTGGGGCTTGATAATATTTAGTATTAAGATTTAATGCTTCTATATCTCTATTATCATATTCTTGAAACTTAACATTTACTTTTAATCCTAAATCTGTAAGAAAACTATTATTAGAGTAAGGATAAGATTTAATATTTTCTAAATCTCCTACCTCTTTTAAAAGTTGCTCATATATAAGTTTTAATTTTATCATTCTAAATAACTTTTAAATGTTTTGATATTATTAAATATAAGTTCAATTTGATATTCATCCAAATTTTCATTAAAAAATTCTTCAATTTTTTCTTTAGGTTTTTCAATTGAAGTTAAAACATCATCATAAGAATGTCCTTTACATCCCCATACAACTGGGTTACTTGTATCTAATGTTTTGATAAATTCATAACCAGGTCCATAATACTTAAATTCATCAGGTATAGCACAACCAAGTAAATGATGATGAATGTGTTTTTGAATGATGTTGTTTTTCTTTAATTGATTTATAAAATAAATCCTACCCATCATTTTAGACACTGATAAATTTTCATGTGGGAAAAAGTCCTGATATGCTGTTGAACTATGATTAAACGCAATTGCCTCAACACCTAAATCAATATATTGACTATATAATAAAGATCCAATTCCATAATCAGTACATTGAATTACAGCCATTAATTTAGTGTCTTCAGGTAATGATTCTTTCATACCTATCCAACGTTTAGCATTACGTAAACTTAAAATAGCATCATTCCATACATCTGGTATTACAAAAATGTCTGGTTGTACCTCATATACAAATTCAATTAATTGTTCTTCTGTAAATGAATCTCCCTCAAACAATCCATTATCTGCTATAATGAATCGACCTTCTTTTTTAGCATTTTTATAGTATTCTTTATATGGTTCAGATTTGAACCAATATGTAGGAAGACAAAACTCATAGTCATTCCATTCTTTACTCTTGTCTAAGAGTTGTAGTGGTAGTTCATGAGAAACTTTTATCATAACATTTATGTTTATTATAAATATACTTATTCAAAAATAACTTTCAAAACTTTATTCTGGGTTTCAGAAGGACCTATATCATTATTAAATTTAACTTGAATAAAAATTTGAGCTGTGTCACCAATCATTTCATTATCAAAGAATATATTTTGTCTAGGTTCATAATTATATTTACTATGAACTCCAAATAATGTAGGTGTGTATGGGCAATCCCAACATATATTAGGATTGATTTGATATCCAACAATATTAAGTGGAGGATGAACATTAGCCATACTTTGTAAAGTATAAGTATATGAACCAATATTAATGGGTGTTGTAAATTGATTATTAGAATACCAACCTAAATATGAATACATAGGAACGGTATATTGTATAGAATCAAATAATACCCAATAATCTGAGTCAAAATTAGCTTCAATTAATGGTACTCCATTAATTACATATTCAGGGTTAAGTTCTGATAATTTGCCTTCAACTGTAAAGTAGTTAGGTCCATTATGTTGAACATGCCAATACCCATCAGGTTGAAGAGAAGCATTTGGTGATATTACTTCAAAATCACTAGTACATCCTCCGGGACATATTTCTTCAGTGATTGATTCTTTTTTACAACTACTAAAGAATAATGTTGCTGTTACTAAGATAAGTGTTATACGTTTCATAACCTTTTATTTTATGTAAATATATAAAATAATACCTTGTAGGCCAAAATTTACTATTTTCTTTTAAATATAAATATTTGTTTATTTTCAGGGTGAAAAGATACTTCCCATTCATTTTTATCTAAATATTTGTTTAAAAGTAATTGAAATAATCTAAATCTAATATTGTCATTTGGTCTAATCAAAAATTGATCATAATTAGGTAAAAACTTATTAATAATATTAGACATATGAGTATTCATTGTTTTGGAAGTTATACCTTCAGGAGTATCCATTCTAATATTTCCTCCAGGTTCAGCCCAGTATAATTTTATTTCAATAAATCCAGTATTTAATTTACCTTTTGTAATATTTAATCTATCTTTATCATCCTTAAATTCTATATTAAAAGGAATTTCATTAGTTATAGGATAAATATCTTCTAAATTATAATTAAATTCTTCTAACATTTGAGTTTCTCTCAAAGTTATCCAAGAAAAATCTCCAGAACCTTGTAATGCTTGAATTTCTTCTTTAATAAGTATTTGTAGGTCTGATTTTTTCATTTATGTGTATGCTTTTTGAATTCTTCTTCTGTTAAATTTCGATAAGTTATATTTCCATTTACATTTTTTGATTCAACAACATATCCATCTTCTACTAATTCATTAATATACCCTTCTTCCCACATATCTAAAACATATCCTTTATAATCATTATAATTTTCAAATTCTACTATCATAATCAAATGTTTTAATTTATTTCACAATTCCTTCCAGCACATGCCAATTCATCTTGTCTTGCTGTTGAATCAGTCATTTCAACTACTTTTGTCAAATCAATTTCATGTAATTGTTTTACCATTTCATTGTATTTTTCTTCAGTAATATCTTCAAATGGTGATTGAATATATGTGTGATCTGAAAATGGTAAGAAAGATAATGCTGTAAAATATTCTTTATTTTCAAATAACCAATTACCAACCAATTCCCATTCATCCGGTTTAATAGTTACAGTAGCAGAAACGTTATGTTGGTTAGCTCCTTTTCTATATCCAGGTTTGATCCATTTTTGATTTATTAATTTGATTCTTTCTAATAAACTAAATGCAGATTCATTTTTTCTAGTAATAGCTCTGTCTGGAGATTTCTGAGGGATACTTACTATAGATTGAATTGTAGGTTTGAAGAAATCGTCTTCAAGCAATTCAGGATGATAAATTGATAAATAAGTGTATAACGCTTCGTTTTTACCTAAACGTATTCTTCTAATATAATAATCATTATGCCAAGCATGAATCCCACTTGATGTACCTAATACTAAGCTTGTTGTACCACTTGGTTTAACAGTAGTAACACGAGCTGCTTTATTTATACCTAATATACCAGCTAAACGTTCATTTTCTTCACAAGCAACTTTAGCTGCTTCTTTCATATCTAAACCCAATACATTTCCTGAGGCTATACCTGTCATTCCAATACCTAGTAATGCTTCTTTTTCTGTGGTTTTTTTCCAAATGTCTCTTAAATAATGGAAATCAGTATAAGCCGCTTGTAATGTTCCTATAAATGCTGCTGCTTTTGCTCTAGCATTATATTCTTCTTGTGATTCAAAATCTGAAGCATTAATTTCACATAAATTACAGAATTGGTTTGCTTTTAAATTAATTTCAGCGCATGGATTTGTACCTGCATCTTTATCATTAGTAAAAATAAATCCTGGTTCTCCGCTGTTACTTAATTCAATTTTTTTCCATAAATTAAGGAATGTTTCTTTATCTATTTTATTTCTAAGTAAAACAGCAGAATTGTTGGCTCTACCGCGTTGAGGATTATTTTCCCACCAATTTTCAAATTTACATATTAACATTTCTTCATCATCTAAATCAAATAATGAAATAAGTGCTGCTCTTCTAATACCACCACTCAAAACAGCATCCGCTAAATGACATATGATATCATGACATTCTAAAGATGTAAGTTTATCGCCATCTTTTTTTCTATCTAGAATAGCTTGAACATGGGTTAAAGCAATTTTAAGAGGTTCAGGACCTGGGGCCTTCCCACCAACTGTGATTAATTGGGATCCTTTAGGGCGAATATCTCTAAAATCAAATATAGGGCATGAACTAATTAGTCCAAAATATGCTTTAATTAACATTCGAACCGCGTCAGACCATCCTTCAATACTATCACCAACTAAGTATCTTTTGTGTTTTAATGGTTTTCTAATTTCAGGAAGTTTTTCAACATGATGAGTCTGAACAGAGTATCCTACTCCACAACCAGATAAAAGTAAAAACATGATTTCAGAAAATGCTCTGTGGTCATCTATAGGTAAATAAGAACAATTAAAAATTCGAGCATTGTTTATATCAATTGGTTTACCAGCGAATTGTAAAGAACGCATGCTTGGTAGTACTTTTTTATCATAAACAAATTTATATGCTGCTTCTATTTCTTCTGCTAAAGCTGGAAATTTAGCTAGATGCATATCTTTATTTCTTGTTACTAACTCTTCCCATGTTTCTCTTCTATTTAATTCGGGAACATATTTAGCATACTTTAAATGTACTGTAATTTCTGATAAAATTTGGGATTCTTTATTTAACATAAGTTTGTATTGTTTTAGTGATTAAATTTAATTAAATTTGTTGTATCTACTATGCTCATAAATTTATTTCTTTAATTTTTTCTATTGCTTGTGGTGGGATATTATTTAATGTGTAATATGCTTCTTTTGAATAATTTGGATCAGTATATAATCTTAAATACCCTCCAGGAACCATATTTGTGTCTATTTTTAATATTGTCCAGTTTTTTATTCCTGTCTTTTGATAAAACATTTCTCCTAAATCTTCTATATCTTCTAAATCTTTAGATAAATAAACTCTATCAGGATGGTATGATGCTTTTGATCTTGATTTAGGTACTAACCCTATATTTAAAATTTTATTAACATTTTGTGTAGGAGTAATATGATATAAAATAGAAGGAATATTTTCAACTACTTCTTCATCAAACTTAGCTTCAAATCTTAATTTAATTTCACCTTCTTTAAAATATTTTTTATCCCATTGCCCTGTATATTCTTCAGTTTCCATAAATGAAGGAAACCACCCTAAAGTATTAGCGTCTTTAATAATACCATTTAATAAAGCATCAATATTTGTACTAAATGTTTTAATGTAAAATGAATTTTTACTTCTAGTGAATATAAATTTTGATGAATATTTTTTTTCTAAAAGATTTAATGTTTTACCAATATTAGTAGTTTTAATTAAACCCTCTTTAAGATTTAATTCATATTCTTCTTTATATGTTTCTAATAATATG